TGCTCGCGTGAACAATACGGGGAGCTGCCACGGGTAGATGTGATAGTCGTTGTTCTTTTCTAGGGCATCTTTGGGAGTACCATCCGTCCCATCAACGGCCCAATACTTGGACAAATACTCAAATTTGAGAGTCTCTTCTGATACAGAAGGGGACTTAATCCAAATCTGTCCCCCACGAATTCGCCACAATATGCGGGTGGTGACTTTAGCATCTCGTATAACCAATGATTGCCAATCTTGAGGATTGACGGGACCAACAGCAGGTAACTGAGTACTACGAGTCCAATGAGTCTCATCGACCATAGCCTTAAAATCAGGCGGTAAATCGTAACCACGTTCAACTTGACCTTCAAATTCAGCCGCGAATAGCAAGTTGTAGGGTTTGGTGAGAAACTGCCAATTGAACATGTAGATCAGTTCCGTACACGCGAGATTGGCGTAGTACGCAATACGCAGAACGGCTTCATCCATAGATGAAGCCACATCTGTAGTAATAGGATGCCCCACCGACCTAGCCACAGCATTGACTAGTTCAATCAACGTCGTGCGGGGCATAGCGGGCATATCAGGCCTCCGCCTTTTCTGACATTAACTTGGCGATCTGATCTTCCAGAGCCTTGACCCGAGCATCCGTTCCTGTCGTAGCTTCCAGCCACTTCGCTGCCTTGGCCTTATCCTGATGGAATCCTGGGAACTTCTGACCCACCTGATCGCTGGCCGCGGCCAATTGCTCGACCGTAATGATGCCGAAGAACTTGTATTCCTCGACCTTGCTACGAGTCATCCACGGAATGGCTTCGAGCCGAGTACCGACGACGGCCTGCGATCCGCCTGCTTCGTACTTCGCGTACAGAGCAGCGAATCTGTTCTTGTCATCCTGAGAAGCTATCCGATCAATGATGCTGAGCTTATCCCCAGGCGTCATGATACGAATATGCAACACGTCCGCGTAGATGGGACGATTAGCCTCTTCTGAGGCCGTGGTCAAAAGCACTGGACGGAGGTAGAATTGCACATGAAGCTTGTTATCATGCGCAAAGCGTTGATCATTCTCCGTGATACCTTCCGGCACCTTAGACCAATCAGTAGAGGCTAATTCATCCATAAATCACCTTATGTCGGGGCAACCTGCGCGGCGGATGCCGAGCCAAATTGCGATTTCCCGGTCTTGAGGATTCCGTCAGAACGATTGACGAAGCCAGTTTCGATCACTGCTGCCGGGGCTACGTCTGCTGCGGCCGTGACCGATTTGAGCACGAAGCCCGTAAATGCCGGACCCGCGCCAGCGTCGCGCGACCCGCCACCACCGAAACCTTCCAGGCCAAAGCCGGCAGTATATGGGGACACTACCGACAGACCCTTGGCTACGTCACCACCCGTAACCGTGATCGCGCTACGTCCACCGCCGATAGCTACCAACCTTGAGTCTGGCGCCGCGGTTCCTGCAGGAGTAGTAATACCTGGCGTATAGTCGTCATTGTACCCAGAGGCTGGACGACCATTGGCGTAGAAAGCGTCAATACCGCCCAATTGCTCAACGTTGGCGCCGAAGCCGATCCCAGTGTTAAGGGCACCGGTGGAAGCGTTGTTGGCGGAATCTCTGTCCAACGGCGATCCCTTGGGTCCAGAGAATGGGGACATAATTACTTGCTCCCCGACCGCAGGATTTGCTACAGGAGCGGATGTTGCTGCTCCGTTATTGAGATTCAGGTCGTTGGGAACCGACCGGGCCATCCCCATTGCGTATGCGGGCATTCTGATCTCCTTCAAAAAGTCCGGTGGGAGCGTCTGCGTGCTCCCACCGGTAGACAGGTTATGCGTCGATCAGACGACCTTGGAACTGCTCGCCCCGTGTCGTGAGGTTGCCGGCCCAGCCCAGAATCTGGACTTCTGCGTCTTGGTTGATCGCGTAGCGCCGATTCGGCGACAGCGTAACCATGTTACGGGCAGAGTGCGGACGCAGGCTGATGTACTTCGTGTTGAGGAAGAACATCGTACCCGCTGGGCAGAAACCACCGATGCCGCCGTCCAGGACGATATCAGCGTCCATGTACTTCAGCGACGGAAAGCCCAGTTTGCCGGTCTCGGCCTGTGTGAAGCGTTGCTGGGCCTGGAGGCTCGCCATGAAAATGCCCCACATGACGGAGTCCACCACGATCAGGTCCGGACGATCGGACCCGCGTACCAGCTGAGCCCACAGCTTATTCATGCCTTCCGCGATATTCGCAGGCGTGAACGGCCCCGGTACGGCCAGGGAGGCGCGATTGACGAGCTTCGGACGCCAGAACGTCCAAGTAGCGCGGTCGATCCCACCATACGTGCCAGTAGCGGGATTTGTCGGCACCGCCGCGTTCAGACCAGTGAGCTCCTTGCCGCCGGAGCCAGTACCATCCGCGTAGATACCACCCGCCATCAGGTTGGCCATCGTGCTTTCCGCGACGTTGATCCGCGCTTCCAGCAGGTCAATCATCTGCTCTTTGCCGGCGTTCTGGAGTTGCTCCAGACCGGACATGACGATGGGGCAGGCCAGCTGCTTGATGGCGAACTCAGCCGAGGAAATGACGTCCTGCGCCGCGACTGGGAGAAGATCATAGCCGGAGTACCAGCCGGCATTCGCATTTTCCGCAAAGCTCAGTTCCTCCATGATCGTGTTGCCACCGGAGAAGGTGCGGATGTTTCCGCGCTGTTGAAGCTTCGCAGACAGCGCGTTGTTCTTTGTTACGTTATCGGCGATCTGCTTCGACCGATTCTGAATCGTCGTGGCGACGATATCAGTGACGCTGGGGAAGGACATAAATGTCTCCTAGAGTGAGGTATGCTCGTCGAATGCTGCTTCGAGAGACTCACGCAGTGACATGTTCGCATTCTGGGCAGCCCCATTTCCGGGGAAACTTGGCGTGCCGTGAATCGCGGAACTTGCCCTACGTGCAGCCTCTGCGCGCTTGGTTTTACCCTGTACGCGTGTCTGAGCTTCTCTCTGTAGGAGGATCTTGCGAGTATTGGGATTAGCCCAGATGGAAGCTTGGTAGGCGTCTTCAAGGCTACTCACCTTGCCGGCCTCCACTAGGTCTGCCATCATGTCCCGTACTTGATCAAGGAACTCGTGTTTGGGATCGGCTGCGAACTGTGCAATCGTTTGCTCAGCAACATTCAGGTTTTGTTGTTCCTGAGAGGCTTGCTGATGGGCCTGCTGATACTTCATTTGCGTCATCATCTGACGCGCTTGATGCACTTCCGGCGGCGCGCTGACTCGTCTCGTGAGAGCCGCGTCGAGCGCCCGCAAATCAACATTGTAAGACTGCACAATGTTTGCTACCACTTCCGCCTTAGTCATTGGATCACCACTTGCTAATGACTTAGCGGTGGTGAACAAATCGGAGACGAAAGACATAGGCGGAACGCCATTTTGAGCCAGGCGTTCCGCGAAAGGCTGAAGTTCCTGAGCTATCTGATCTGCCGCGCGAATCTTGGGGCCTACGGTCCCGATCAAACGAAGAGAGTCTGACTCCCTTCGAATGATCTCTTCCTGGACGGGCCGTGGAAGCTTATTCCAGTGTTCCCTTACTTCAGGCTTCCATTGAGCGGGCGCTTTGAGTTCTTGTGAGGTCGCGGGTGCAACGGGCTTCGCTGGCTGCGGTGTTCCAGGTTCCGCACTCCTAACTGGAGCTTCTGGAGCCTTAACTGGAGCTTCTGGAGTCGCGCTTGGAGTCGCAGGAGCTGATTCTGTAGACTCAGGGGCATGTTCCTCTACCGCAGATTCGAGAGTCTCACGTAGAGATGGTTCAGGAGTTTCAGTCTGCTCGGGTGATTCTAGCAGGTCAGATTCATTGGCCATAACGGGTTCCTATGAATAATGCGATTTTACGCCGATATAGTTGTTAAGTAAAGCCCTATCGTTTGCGACCGCGACTTTCCAATTGAGATATAGCCCCAGCAATATCAGATTTATTAACAGAGCCAGTACGACCCTGAAAATAATCTGCTCTAGCTTTCGCTGCTTTTGACCATTCACCTTTGAATTCCTCCATCGGCACCAGGTCGTTCCTCTTCATGTACTCCCGCTGCTTAGTACGGGAGGAAATGTCTGTACCGTCGGTTGCCCGCAAACCTTGGAATTGACGGTCGTCGTGAACGATAGGGCCGGGTGATATGTAGTCGTCAGTCACCTCGACCATTTTGTCGAGTTCAGCACTATATCTGAAACGTCGTCTCATTGTCGCACCGAAGGAATGGCCCCTTGGAAGGTTTGCATAGCGTGCTTCATTTGTTGTTCTTGTAGCTTCTGCCAGAACGCCGCCTTATTCTGTTCCATCTTCTGCTGACCCTGTTGCTGCTTAATGGCCGCGTCTTGCTGATGACCCACGAGTTTGAGCTTATTCTCCTGTGCCTTCAACTGCAGATTTTGCTGTCCCATAGCCACCTTTTGCTGCCCTTCTTGCATCCTCATTTGGTGTTCTTGCGCCTTCTGCTGGCCCTCCTGCTCCATCAACTTCATCTCACCCTGCATCTTCTGCTCTTCGGGCGATGGCTGCGGTGGGGGAGGATTAGCCAGCTTTTGTTGGATCTGCTGGAAGACTCGATCCATTTCACCCTCAAATTTCTTGCCGACCTTAAAGCCTGCGAGGGAGAACTGGAGTAGTTGTAGCAAGAACGGCCCCATCATGGGGTCGTTTTGAATGGTCGGGAGGGCATCCTTCAGGAAGCCGGAGATTGATTGCATATAATCCATACGGTCCTGCTTCTCGGCCTGGAAATCGATGTCGGAAAGAGTGTCTGACTCGACCTGACAACGCAGGACGAACTCAGGCATCTTAATGAGCTGGAGAGCCTGTTGTACTAGTTGCTGATCCTCCGCCATGAACTCGACCTGCGCCAGCTTACCGATCTGCTCAATGTCCATATGTTTCCGCATTAGCTGGACTTGGATATCAAAGACCGTCGAGCAGAACTGTACTACCCCCTTCTGTCTCTCCTGAATCCGCATGGACGCATACTGCGCCTTGATCTTCTGTGCTCCCAGAGTTTCCGACGCCTTGCTAGCACCACGAATAATGTCGGCCATACCCGTGATTTCATAGATCTGTTGTTTAACATCTTCTCTCGCTTTGAGAAGCTGATCGATTGTAGCGACTATCTGTTCGAGCGGGATCCAATCAATAACGCCTTTGATACCACCCTTCTCAGCAAAGGCCGCCCATTGATCCACTGGAACAAGCGTATTCTCAGCCGCGTTACTGAGAAGATCTTTGAGCTGCGCGGATGACTTGTCGTATACGCCCGCAACACGGCATGCTCGTACAAGAAGGCCGATGCGCGTATTAACTTCGTTGAGTTCTTTGTACTGATCTTTCGCGTAGGCATAATCGGGAATGGGGACATAACTGCCGTTGCTTAGACCGGCGATGAGAGGCGCCGCGCAGGGATAGAAGTCATCCAGATTGAGGAAATCATCCTTCTCTTCCAGAAGTTTGTCGTGGCCCTTGCTAAGCCAGAGCACTTTCTTGGTCTCTTTATCCCAGATTTCGTACACGATCGCTTGTTGAAAGACCAGATTCTTGGACTCTACACTGCTATCGTTCTTCTTGGGGGCGTAGTCGAGTGGGACTTTCTTGAAGTCCTTACCAAATCGCTTCACGCCTTGGTCTCGCGTGAGATAAGTCCTACGCGCGAGCCAGCGAACTTCATCCCAAGTCCGTGCGGGAGACCAAAGCATATCCTCCCAATACACGTACTCGTCTCTGATCTCTTCTTTTACCACTTCGTCGTACTCCAAACCCTCGGCTTGAGGATTAGCCTGGAGCATAGCCTCCGTAGGTTCTTGGGTCTTGGTCTCCGTCTCAGCGTAATAGGTATGCCAAGAAAGACCGGCTCCTGGTACAAGCATATCCTGAACTACCTGCTTCAGAATATTAGCAAGGCGAAAATTGCGATTATTATGAGAATTGATAGCTCTTTCCAGAATATAGCAAGCCACCCGCGCCACGTCATCCGCTTGGTCTTTGAACTCACGATTTACTGTCGCGCTCGGGACTTGGTTCATCAAAGAGGTTTGGAGGATGTTCACGTTCGCCGTAAACAAGTTGAACCTCCGCTCCATA